AAAGATGCCGAGAAATCTTCAAAAAATACATTCTACACGAAAAATATTGAAAAAGTGGAATATGAAACGTACGGAGTAGCTGTATATCTATTCAAAGAAACTGTGAAAAGCTTCTACAAACTGAGAAAACCGACCTTCTTACTGGAAAGAGCAGGAGAATACTCAACAAAATCAGAACAAAGAATGTTCCACTTCAAAATTACTGCTAAGACTCCAGAACAGAAAAAAGAAGTAACAAACTTCTTCAGAGGACTCGGTGCATTCGTGGATTGGATGCGACACAATTAGACTTAAAGAAAACAGAAAAAAAAATAAAAAATAAAAAATATGCGGATAATCACCCCCACATATTTTTTATTGCAATAATAGAAATGAACTTCATACTATTTGAAAAAACAGCAACAGACCAGTGGTCAATAGATACTGTAAAAGAGTTTTGCAATAATCAGGAACTAACTCCTATTTCCATTACAGAAGAAACGTTAGGAGATTTAGATTTCATTTCTGTTAAGTTGGAAGAAACACTGAAGGAAGAGTCGTATCGCCTGGTAGAAATAACAAATACGATTAGCTTTATTATGAGAGATGACCCGAGTCTGGACGATTTTACTGTACCCATTCCTACGATTGAAACAAAATTGCAAGAATTATGTATTTAATTCTTTATAAATCTGCTCGGCTTCCTTGTTAAGACTGTTTAAGCGAGTTTTCACCCATTTCTCAGTATCAACATTATCAGGCAGTTTCAAATCTTTCAGGTTTAGTTTAACCTTATCAATCGTCTGTTTGTCCTGGTAATACTTCAGGACTTGCTGAATTGCCTCTAAATTGGAAATAAGTTGATATTCTTTACCCATATCTCCGTTAAAGATTTTAGACAATTTCAGGAGTTTCTTTTTGTTTCCTGCAGCTTTATACAGATTAAATTGTCGTTTAAGGACTTTATAATAACTTCCCTCCGACTTTAATTCTTTGATGTCTTTCTCTACGGAACTTTTATAATCGTCCGTAGTAGGAAGCGGGTTCATATCATAGACTACGGAAATCTCTACAAAACGATTCTCTATACGAGCAATCATATCAACCTTGATAAAATCTATGTGTTTCCACAATCTTCCTACCTCAGCCTCTTTTATAGGTTGATTTGGGAATATTTTAATCTTCTTATCGCCTGACTGGAACTTTAATTCTATAAAGTAATAATCGTCCGAGTCGTCCATCTTTTTTATTAAGTCCTTTAAGAATGTTAAAAATGCATCTCTTTCAGGTTTTACTCTGGAATACAGGTCATAATCCGCAGGGTATTTTTGAGATTTTAGACTCGCCGAACCCTTCAGTTCCACTTTATTCTTAAAAGTCAGAAGTTTAATGATTTTCTTTAAGTCCTCCTTGAAATCCAACGGTTTCTTTTTCTCTAATATATCCATCTACCTATCACATAGATTTTGGTTTCGTATAATAATGCTCATTACGAGAATCGTCAAAATCCAAATCTGACTCTGATTCTTCTTCAGATTCCGAATCAGATTCTGACTGAGGCTTACCGTAATTACTTCTTAATGTTGCAAGGCCACGAGTATCCACATTTTTACCTTGCCCATTCATTGATTCAGCTCCCAGCTCTTCAGCCTGTGCCTGGATATCAGGTCTTAATGGTCGCCTTTTAGATTCTACTTCTTCAATACTTAATTTAATTGCATTCGCAACTTTTTCATCAACCCCTTCTTGTTTTTGCTGGGTTTTTAGTATTTCTGTATCTATTTGTTCTATAGCTTTCTCCAAATTGTATGAATGATTATGTAACTCTTTAAGTTCTAACTCCAGTTCTTTTATATATTCAGCAAGGTCATCAGGAGTTTTCATTTCAGCCTTTCTTTTATTTTCTTCGTTTTGTTGAATAATATCCATTCTTTTCTTCTGCAACAAATAAAACAAATACATATCCTCATCATACTTTATCATTGCATCAACATACTTCACAGTATTACGCATTGACACATTAGGTAAATCAGGCTTTATAGGCTTTTCAGGAACTTCCTGTAGTGGTATATCATCGCCTCTATCGTTATAATACACAACAAACGAACCGTCAGACGAAACATCGTAAGTATCTTTCTCAGAATCATCAATTCTTACTAGTGCTAACTCTAATTCAATAGAAATATCACTCGCTTCCTTTAATTGTTCCTCCAAATCAATCTTTTTATTATACAATTCTGTTATTCTTGCAACATATTTCTTAGTTTTAGCATTAAGAGTTGATTTAAAAATGTCCTTTTCCTGTAATAATCTATCAGCTTCTTTATTCAGGTCTGTAATAGATAAGTTCCTCAACCCTCTGCTGTAATCTTCAGGCAGTCTAATACCAAGTTCATCTTCAATCTGTTTAATACGCTTCATAGCATCTGTTGTACTAAAGTCAGGAATGTTTCTAATTGCATTTGTAGTAATACTTCCACGAGGAGCATACAGCTTTAGAATCTCTAATTCATTGGAAGACAGTGAGCGGAAACTATTTTTATAGGCAGTTTCCAGCTCAAAATTAGAAATCAATCCGAGAGAACCGTCATCTACCTGTGACATAATCATTGTATAAATACTTAATACTCGTAAAAGTTCCATTATTTTTAGAGCCTGACCAGCATTTACATTTTTATTCTCAAAAATGAAATCAATTGCTTTTTTAACACCGTATGTAAGTGCATCTAAATTAGGCTTCAACTCTTGAGTTTTAACTTTTACAATTTCTTGGGAATCTCTGGAAAGTCCTTGCTGTTGGTAATAACGAACAATCTGATTCCAGAGAGGAATAACATCTCCTGTATTCACAGTAGCCTGGTATAATGATGAGAACGTACCAGACTCTGGGGCTTTAACGAGTCCTGTCGCACCTTCTACTCTATTACCTAATTGCAATAGCTGAACCATAGATTCCAACGCTCCCAGTTTGGATTCAAATGTTTTATTAAGTTGTTCTATGCTTTTATCTGTATTTACTTCCACCGTTAAATCCCTTTCTGTTTTAGGTTTAACACTCTGCGGAAATACCGCAATCTGTCGTTTTGTGCGGTCAAATACTTGACTGTTGAGATTCTTCCAAACATTCAACATCTCTTCATTTTGTCTATCACGAATTGTTGTCATTTCTTCTCTATAATAATATTTTTTATTTCATTTTTAACCGGACAACTCTGTTTATGTATTAGAGCTTCGTATCCACATATCAGTTTATCACAATTTTGACATTTATATAACAAGTTGTGATACTTTAACATTTCTATGGTTTATACAGACCTTCTTTTTTGACGATTTTTGACGCCTCTATCATCTTAACCCCACGCTCCTTCATTATCTTCTTTACAATTTCTGCACGTTTAGAGCGACCGCCTTTTCCTCCACTTACTCCAGATGCTTCCATTCTACAGGCACCTGGTAAAATCTTTTCGCCTTTTCCCATCATCTTTTTAACGTCCCGTATCATCTTCTTTTCTTCTTTTGTAGGCTTTACACCTCCATAACTTCCCCGTAGTTGAGCAGTCGGAGGAGTTCCATTTGCAAGGTCAGGAGAAGCCATTGCAAGTAAATCCCCATTTTTACCTGACACTTTAGGGCGACCACGACCTGCGACACGTTGGCTATTACCTTGACGTGGATAGCCATCTGGATTCCCCAAAATTGTACCGCCTTTCAATATATCACCCACATTTGTATTAATGATTTTCTCTAATTTTTTCTTTGCCTCTGTGGGATTCGTTTTCATTTCAGTAATAATATCAGCTCCAAACTTTGTGGCTTTCTTAATATCTTCTTTGAGGCCACTGCCTTTAGGACGACCACGTTTTTTACCTCCTGTATTAGGTGTAATCTGAGATTCTCCTACATCACCTTTTCCAAATACTTTCATTGCAACTGGGACGATTTTACCAGCCACATCTGCAACATCACCAATACCCTTGATAAAATCATTCCAGAAATTACCGCCTGATAGTCCTGCACCTTCCATCGTTTCTTTAAAGGCTTTACCAACATCTTCTGCGTGAGAACCTCCAGTCGGTTTCCCCAGAGCCAACAAAAGCGGGGCGAACTTTAGAGCAGTATTACCAATATCGCCCAAAGTATCCCAAAAAGTCCCGCCTTCCATACCAGCACCGACGACTCCATTTCCATATCCTATAATGTTGTCTTTATCAAACTCACCCGTAGCCTTACCTGCTCCCAAACTTTCTCCAAAGCCTGTATCACGGAAAGTTCCCTCAGCAAAGGCGTTTCCTCCATCCATTCCTTCTGAATCATTGCCGTAATGATACACATTAGGCAAGTTCATTTGGTTATTATACATATTGTCTTCTCCATCACGCTTTGAAGCAGAGGCAGTTTGAAATAGAACTCCTGCAGCACCTCCTTCGTATCCACCTCGTCCATCAACGGGGCTATATGCGTATAGAGTTGCAAACCTCTCATTAATTGTATTCAGATGATTAGCAATATCACGATTATAAGCGTTATTGTACGGCATTTCTATTTTATATATCAGAAAATAAATAAAATATTAATTTAATTGCCGTATGGGATTTATGGGGCATAATATTGACCTGCAGCTGCAGGCTGAACAACACCATTTAATACACCAGGACTCAAATAATTACTAGTAGGTTCTTTATTAACCCAATTGATTTGGTAAGTGGAAACATCTGTATTAACAGAAGAAGCACATCCTAATGACCAAACACTCTGTACTGCACCTACACCAGTAGGAGTGAAGGGAATTGCGTGAGGAACACCTGCAACACCAGCGAGGACAGTCCTCACAATAGAAATAACTTGAGAGGTTCCGTTAAAATCAGCTGGTTGTACAGCTGCAGCGACACCACCAATTAGGGTAAATGAAATAGAATAAACTTTAGGATTAGCGATTTCAGTATGTGACATTTTTCTATACTATACTAATAAAAAAAATTACAACATATTTATCGCCGTATGCTCAACGCATCAATCTCTCGGCAAGTTTGGAACGTCCTCCTGATGGACCTCCTCCTGAAGCCCCTAGACCAGCCATTTGCATAGCATCGTGAGCCATTTTTGCACCCGGATGGGAGCTTTTTCCGAGTTGCTCCTTGCCGTATTTCAGGGCGTGAGGCAATATATGGGGCATAGCGTGACGAATCAGAGATTTCATAGAATCCATAAATCCACCCCCAACTAATCGTTTCACAGACGATTGAAAGAGAGGCTCTTGTGCAGATGCCTCTAAAACGTCCTGTTTCGTCAAAATACCAGTATAAGTAGAACTCGTACCTCTTTCATTTACGAATATACCTGAGTTCATAGTGATAAGACAAATCTCAGGGGTAATTGCATACGAAAATTGATTATACACTTGTAGTTGTATTTGCAAATTAAAATTACCTAAACTTCCACTTGAATAATAGTCTTCAGTTAATTGAATATCTTTACCAAACTCCAAAACGAGCAGAGAACCGGACCCAGCCAGTTTTTTACCCATACCCGTAATATTATCAGGAACGTTACTGTACCCACTAAACTCGTACCAGGATTGGTTAGAACCATTCTCCACACTATAACGGTACAAATCCTGTGGAGTAGCAGATGCAAGAATACCAGACTGGTTGTTAAAGTTGATAGAAACTCCAGCGATACACAATTGAGCATCGGCCTGTCCCCACGCAGTACTTGACAGGGGATTTCTAACGGAAATGATGAGTTTATCAGGGATTTGATTGAGCTGAAGGGAGGAGGTCTGGACGGTTGTCAAATTAGCGGAGGCGAGGGCAGGCAGGGCACGATTTACAGGAGCGATAGAAGCCAAGTTGGAAGTGATAAATCTAGGCAGTTCATAGAAGGGGACTGCGTTACGTGCAGGTAGTAAATCACTCGGGTGAGGGGTTAAAAAGTTAAAGATGAGGCGAGAGTTGGTAAAAGAGAACACAGATGCAGCCGTAAGCCAAGTAGCACCAAAGGGAGTTGCACCAGCTGAAGCCTGGTTGGAAGCGGTACGCCACACACGAGAAGCGTCACCAATGTTAAATACAAAGTTCATATTTTGCACACCAT